CGGTCACGGCTCATTCACACGTCAACCCGGCGCGGCGCGGTCTTCTTGTAGAAGCGCGGGTTCTTGCGCACCCCGACCTTGGTTTCGGTAATGTCGTCGCGGGTGGCAGGCACCGGAGGGAGATCGCTGTCCGTCATGGTTTCGTCGGCCTCTCCGGCGTCGGCCGGGATCGGGGCGTCCGGGTCGCGCTGCACGAGGTCGAAATGGACGGGCGCGACAGTGATCTTGTCCACCCAGTGCTCCCAGCGCATCCGTCCGTCCGCCTGACGCTCGATGTCTTTCGCGGTGTTCCAGCCGTGGCGTTTGGAAATCCACAATCTGACCAGCGCCGGATCGTCGCACGGCCACATGAAAAAATGCGACGCCGCATCGACCGGAATCGCCAGCGGCTTGTTCGGCTCGAATTTGTACGGGATGCCATCGAACATGTCGTGAATCGTGAAATCGTTTCGATTGGTGATCTGCACGAGCTGGAAGGTCGGCTTTTCGCCGGGCGAGATGGCGGGCGGCATCGAGGGCAAATCAACCATGGGAACTCCGTAGGAGGCGCGGCGGCAAGGCGGTCTGGCCCATTGAGTGCTCGTAGCTTACAGCGGCGGCGGCGGGATTAAAAGCGATGCCCAATCGTCCGCGGACAGCGGACTCCAGTTGGTCGCGTTCGGCCACAAGATCGTGCACAGACAGATGGTCTGTCCACACATGGGACACGTACTCTCCGGGCATTCCCTTGTAGTAGTCGGCGGTAGCGGAGTAGTCGATTTCCCGCTGGTGGAGTCGGTCGCCGGATCGGGCGGTGTAGGTGAACACGCCCCCGGCCATTTCGCTTGCGTCGTCATAGTAGGGGCTCCCCGGGTAGGGCGTGATGATCGTCACGTCGAAGTCGTCGGGCCGCTCGTCAAGCAGCCAGCGGCGGGTTTCAGCGATGGTCTGTTCTGATTCGCCGGGATGGCCGAGAGACATGAGGGCCTTCACCTTAAGACCGTGCCGTCGGGCAATTGCCATACACTCGCTGTTGTCGTGTTGGGTCGCCCGCTTGTTGATGTTGTCGAGAATACGTGGAGAACCGGATTCGAATCCGACCAAAATCCACCGAAATCCTGCGGCTCGCATCGCTGCTGCTTGGGCGTCCGTAAATAATTCGGCCTTGATAAATCCCCGTAATCGCCAGTCCCGGGAGCCATTGGCTATCTTCTCCATCATCTCGATCATCCCGCGGTTCACGTTGAGCTCGTCGTCGTAGAACATGAAGCCGCGGGTGCCGTAAGTGTCGGCCATGTGGCGCATTTCCGCAACCACGTTGTCGGCCGAGCGCATCCGGATGTGCCGCAGCGACGGGCTGTGCCGCCCCGCGCAGAAGCCGCAGCCGAACGGACAGCCGAGTTGCGCGATCAGCGACAGGGCCGGCACCCCGTCGATGGTGTAGCGGTAAGACGATACGTCGATCAGGTCTCGGGCCGGCCAGGGCTCGATGTCGGGCTTGACCCAGTAGGGCGAATGGCGGTCGTCGGCGTCGATCAGCGCCGGCGCGTCCGGTTCAAGCGCCCCAAATATCGCCATTTCTCCGTCACCCGCCACGACGCAATCAGCGACTTCACCCAACCGGGCAAGAGCACGATGCGCGCGGCCAAGTCGCCCCTTGGATTTTTCGCGCCGGGCCGCCGCAACGGTGAGCGTCGCATGCGGTCCTCCCAGAACAAGGCGGATACTTTGTGCTGTATTCTGACGGATCGCCAAGGCGCACGACACGGCGGCAGGAAATTGTGGGGTAGTGGAGGTGAAGGCAAAGATTCGAGCTTCGGTCGTGGCCGCATGAGCCACAGCGGTTTCCACATAGTTGGACACTCCCGATAAATCCAACACTTCGACCGGAACGCCGCCGGCCCGGAGCGCCGCGGCAACCTTCAAAACCCCCAGAGGCATGAAAACCCGCTCGTCGAGCAGAAACGGGCTCGGCGGAATGATCAGGCAGACGGGGCCTTGAAGTCCCATGGGATGCCGGTCTGTCCCCAATGGGACACCTCTCGTGTCAGGTCCATGTCGCACCATGCCCGAAAGCCGGCCGCCTTGGCATGGTGAAAGAACCACGTGTCCTCGGTGGTGAAGCCATCCGGGTTGTCCGGCGAGGTCGCGGGCTGCTGCCACACGCGGGCAAACCACGGCCCCTTCAGCGTCTCGAACACGCGGCGGCGCACCAGCACGAGCCCGAGCCCGAGCATTTCCACCTCGAGCAGCCCCTTCGCCCACGAGGGATCAATCACTCCGTTGGCGTAGACCCCCACCGTTTCATACGGCGGCTTGCGCTTGCGGTAATCGACCCCAACGATGTCCACATTGTGGGCGAGCAGGCGGTCGAGCGCGTCCCACGGAAACACCATATCGGCATCGACCAGCAGGAAATAGTCCGCGCCCGCCCCCATCGCCATGCGCACGATGGTGTTGCGCGCCTGCGCAGGGTCGTTTCCGATCTCGGTCGCGGGCAGCAAGGCGTACTTTTTCGACGACGTGATGCCGAGGCACATCAGCGTGAACGCCGTGAGCGCGTTCCACGAGTCCCCGGAGGGGATGCAGATGGCGATTTTCAGTCCTGATTGATCGGCCAAATCAGAAGCTCAGAACGGTGAGGACGCCTCCCGGGCCGGAGGCGATGCCATTCCATGGCGCAGTGCAGAGGAGGTTGTCAATGAGGAACTTGTCCCCAGGGGCCAGCGTGATCGATCCGGCGCCGTTGATGACGGCAACGCCGTTGGCAAATCCCGAGTAGACGCCGAGCACGCCAACGTTCACGGAAGCCGGGCAGATGGCGAGCGTGACGGACGACGATGCATTGATAAACATGGTGCCGCTGGCGGTCGAAACGCCGGGAAACACCGGTCCAGAGGTTTGACCAACCGTGGTGCCCCATGCCACCGGTGAGGCGTTGGTGGAATTGGCGCTGTGGGCGACACTCATGATCGTGATCCTTGTCGAGTTAGAAGGTCAGCACCGTCAGAACTCCGCCGGGGCCTTGGGCTATCCCGTTCCACGCCGTCGTACAGAGCAGGTCGTCCACAATCCACTTGTCGCCCGGGTTGAGATTGACCGAGCCGGCGCCGCTGATCACCGCCACACCGGGCGCAAACCCGGGGTAGACACCGAGTGTTCCCTGGTTGACCGAGGCCGGGCAGAGGGCAATCAACACAGTGCCGTTGTTGATGAAGATTACGCCCGCGGCCGTCTCGTTGCCAGGAAACACCGGTCCCGAGGTCTGTCCCACCGTGGTGCCCCACCCGCGCGGCGACGCGTTGGTGGAATGGGTGGCGGGGGTGGTCATTCACTCCGTCCTTAAACCGGGTACTCCGCCCAAGTGTGACTGACGTTGATCGCGGCGGTCTGCACCGGCACCGAGTAGCCGATCAGCGACGATCCGGGCTGCAGGATCAGCTTGCCGTCCCAGTCGTAGTGCGTCGAAATCGGGATCGTGGCCGTGGTGGTGATCTGGAAGCACGCCAGAAACTGCGTGGTGTTCGCCGCCACGATGGTGGACGCGCTGTAGTATTTGAGCTGCGCCACCGCCGATCCGCCGACCAAACCTGGTGTAACGGTCGTGATCGCCGTGTTCGCCGTCGGGGCGATCAGCGAAATGCCGAAGAAGATGGTTCCGATCACGGTGGTGCTCGCGAGCAGGCCAATGTCGGTGTGCAGCATCTCGGCGATCACGCCCGAGCCCGCCGGATTGTAGAGCAGGCAGGTCGAAGCCGTGGTGGTGTTGACCGGCAGAACCACGCCGGCGGCGGCGGTGGTGCCGATGAAGGTGCGTCCGCGATAAGCGGAGGTGTAGCTGCGGCCGTGAAGCTCGGCGTTGATTCCCTCGCCCGCCTTGCCCTGCAGCCACGGGGCCGATGTCGAGTCGGCGACGGAGGTATTCGACGGTGGGGCCACTTGGCCATACATGACGGGCATTGTGCTCTCCTTTGTCGGCCGAGACGCGCCGGGTTAGATCGGGAACTCCGCCCACGCCATGGTCACGGAGGTCGAGGCGGTCTGAGTCGGGTCGGAGCAGACATGCGCGCCCGCGCCCGGAGGCAGGATGATCTTGCCGTCGAAGTCGTAGTGCGTGCTGATGGCGCTCGTGGCTGTCGTGGTCACCTGCATCATTGGCAGGAACTGGGTCATCGCCACAATCGTGGCGACGCTGTAGAGTTTCGCCTGGTTGACCGCCGAGGAGCCGACCATGCCGGGCGTGATGGTGGTGTACGGGGTCAGCGTGCCGGACGGCACTTGGACGCCCATGGCCAGCATGATGGTGGCGATCACGGTGGTTGCGGCCAGCAGGCAATGATCGACCGAGATCAGCTCGACATTCACGCCGGAGCCCAGCGGATTGTAGATCAGGAACAGCGGGGCGGTCGTGCTCTGCGCCGGGAGGATGACGCCTGCCGCCACCGTCGAGCCGATGAACACGCGCCCGCGATAGGCCGAGGTGAAGAATTTGCCATGCAAGGGCGAGGTGACGATCTCGCCCGACTTGCCGGCGAGCAGCGGCGCATTGGTGGAGTCGGGATTCGACGTGTTGCTTGGCGCGGCGGTGGTGCCGAACATGACGGGCATTGGTATTCTCCTTTGCTGCCGGCCGAGACGCGCCGGATGCGGCCTAGCTGCCGGTGCTGGATGCTGACGGCGGCGGCGGGTTGGTCAGGTCAAACGCGGTGTCGGTGCGCAGCACACGGAGCTCGTCCTGCTGGCTGTTCGGCGCCTGCTGCTGGAGCAGTGTCGAGATGACGCGAAGCTCGACCAATTCCAATTGACTGACGCTGCCGGGGATATACTGGCTCATGCCACTCTCCCTTGGATCGTGAAGGTGTCGGTGGCGGCGGTGACCACGGCAGCCGAGGTCGCGGTAGCGGCTCCGGCGCCCGTGATGGTGACGGTCGGCGTTGCCACATAGCTGTTGCCGCCGTCGGTGATGCCGATGCCGGTCAGCGTTCCGGTGCCCGTCAGGGCGGCCGGCGTCAACTGGCATCCCACCGGCGACTTGTTCGGCTCGAACAGGGCAAACGCACTGCCAGGCAGGTTGGTCGGGTAGACCAGCCCCGGGGCCGGCCACGCCGCCGCCGCGAGAGTGCCGGACGGCCCGCCCTGATAGGACGGCGGTTGCGGGATGACATAGAAATTCGGCGTCGCGGTGTAGCCGGCGCCCACCCGCACCATGGTGATGGCGGTGAGGACGCCCGCGTTCGAGATGGTCGCGACCGCGGTCGCCTGGATGCCGCCAGGAGGCGGCGGGTCGATCATGATCAGCGGCGGTGCGAGAAAGCCCGAGCCGCCCTGCGTGATGGTGGGGGGCTGGACGCTGCCGCCGACGATCGGGAACGCGACGGCGGTGGCGTTGGCGCCCGCCGGCGAGGCGGTGAATGCGATCGTGACCCCGGTCGCGGTGGTGCCGATACCGTTGGTGGCGCCGGTGCCGGCGTTCGTGATGGTGGTGCCGGTCACGGTGCCGGTGGTGTTGATGATGCGGAAATTTGCGTTGTCCGACGACACCGGGGTGAAGACCGAGCTGGCGGCACCCGTCTGCCACGTCTGCGTATTGGGGTTCCACCACTGCAATTGCGTCGTCGTGCCGACCGACACCAGCCATTCGCCGGACGGCAACACGTAGGTGCCGCCGCCGGGAAGCGAATAGGTGCCGTCGCCCGTCTGCGGGGTCTGGAAGGGGAACGGGAAAATGCCGCCGATGCGGGACATGCGCGCCTCAAATGTTCAGGAATTGCAGGCCGTCGATCTTGGCGTGGGCCTTGCACTTCACATTGACGAGTTCGAGCAGGCTCAGCACGGCGCTGATGTAGCCGAACTGATTGTTGGGCAGCGTGCTCTCGAAGCCCGTGAACGCGAACGCAGCGCGCTCGTGCAGGTACAGGCTCAGATAGTTGGTGTTGATGATGTAGAGCGTGCCTTCCGGGCAGTACGGGTCGGCGTAGAAGGGTATGCCGGCGATGTCGAGCGCCTGGAAGCTCGAGTGCCCGACGAAATCAGCCGACGACAACCGCTCGGCCGGATTGATGTTGTAACGTTCCTGCGGGGTGAAGTCCTGCGCCAAGAGGGTCCAGGTGCCGAACCCCATGATGCCGATCGACGGCATTTCGCCCGTGGCCTTGCTGACCTGGGCGACGTACTGGAGCATCAGGTTGCGGGTCGGGACGGTGGCGCCGCCGTTGTGCACGTAGGCTGATCGCCAGAACGTGTTGGTGGTTCGCGGGATGCCCCCGTAGCTGTTCGAAAAAGTCCCGTCGTCAATCGCGGCTGGCAATCCGACTAACTGTTGCGTATTTGCAACATTGTTATACAAGGTGGTCGCAAATGTATCGATGGTCACGTTGGTGGCATCGTTCATGCGCGCGTCAATTAGCGGCACAATCGAATAGTCGAGCTGCACCAGGCCTTCGAACCCGAGGAACGGGATTGGGGTGCAGTAGGCCTTGAGGTTGAACTCTGCGTTCTGGATGCCGGGCTGCACGCCAGGCTGATTGAACGAGCCCGAGTAATCGACCCACTGGCCGGACACCATCGGGGCGCCCTGCAGCGGCGCGGTGATCGGCGACAGGCCGCCCGAGGCGACTTGCGCGTGCGATAGCATGGCCGCCATCAGGGGCGCGGATTTCCACAGCTGCACGTAAACGCGCGGCATAAACGCCCTACGGACGACTGCGGAGAGCTCGTTGGCGATCGCACCCTGAGCCGGGATGATGCCTTGACCTAGAATCGGCAATTACCGCTCCTGCTACGCTCCCGCCCTTGGGCGCCGACTCATGAAGGAGTCGATCACCGCATAGGCGGCGTTGTGCGCAGCAGCGTTGGGGTCTTTGGCGAAGTCCGTGAACGGGATCGGCTTCCCGTCCCTGCCGTTCACGGTGGGAAATTCCCATCGCGCATCCATGCGTCCCGGCAGGGGGGGCGCATCGGCCGGATTGACCGGCGGCTTCTCGTGCGCATAGAGCACGGCGGCCTGGTTGTAGTCGAGCGTGCCGCCGTGGCGGTCGATGATCTGCTTGATCTCGGCGGTCTGTTCCTTGGTGTATCGGCCGGACTCGACCAGCTTGTCGCGCTGCGCCTCGAGAGCGCGCTGCATCTCCTTGGCCTGGGCGAGCTGATCGCGCTGCGCAAGCTCGTCGCGCAGTTTCTGCACTTCCTCGCTCTGCTTCACGTCGGTGAACAGCGGCGCGGCCTGGGGAAACTTGTGCTCGACCAGCTTGGCGACGTAGGGGCGGGTCTTGGGATCGTGCGACAGCTCGAAAAACATGTTCGACAGCTCCGCCATCTCCTGGGGGGTCAACTGCCGTTTTGCTGCCATGTCTCTCGCTCTTCAGGTTGGTGGGGGCCGGAACACGGGAGTGTTGAACCCGGCCCCCGGTCGCGTTGCCGCGAACCTAGATCGGACGGCCCTTGACGGCGGACGGCCCGCCGCGCTCCAGGGTCATCCGGTTGTTCTGAAACTTGCTCTTGTCGGCGCTCGTGAAGCCGCCGAGCTCGCTGTAGGTGGGCGGATTGCGGAACTGGCCGTCTTCCATCTTGCGCTTGCTGAGGTCCGATGACGGCACCTTGGTGGGTCGCAGGAAGTCCTGAGCCATGATTCGTTCCTTACATTTCACCAAGCCCGCCGGGCATTGGCATCGCCCCGGGGCCGGGTAGCGGCGCGGATGCTACACCGGGCGGGGGTGCGCCCGCAAGCGGTCCACCAAGGCTTGCGCCCTGCTGGTCGTTCTGGCGCCGCGCGGCTGCGCTGGTCTCAGGTGGGGCGTCCTTGACGATGCGATTGAGCGCCGTCACCGCGCGAAACAATGCCTGCTGCTCCGGGCTGCCGTCAGGAAACGAGGTCAGATAGCCCATCAGCGCGTGATGGGCGGCCCTGACCCCCATCATTGCGGCGGCCTGCATCCCGGCGCCGGCGCCCGGCGAGGTCATCGGGGTCGAGCCCGGGCCGCCGGGGCCGCCGATCGGCGATTTCGGCATCGTGAGGCCACCGGGGGCCATCGGGCCGCCGCCGGCGCCTGCCATCGGTCGTGGGGCTAGGGGCATCGATGAACCGTAGTTCAGTTCCTGCCGTAAAGCAAACGTCAACCCTGGCGCCGAGCTGTGCCGGGCATGAGTGTTCGGCCGGAGGGCCTACCCGCTCGTCTGCACCAACGGCTGATGTTGAGTGCCCACAACCGATTCCGCTGGCTGAGCCAGAGTTGACAAATCCATTATACACGAAAAAAGCCCCGCGGTGCGGCGGGGCCAAGGGAGGAATGCTCATGTTGAGCGAAACTTGTTACCGTGGGTCCGGCTTACCGCCTGCGACCACGACGATGTCTACGACCACGTCGAGCCATGTCTGCCTCCTATTTTGCCCTTCCGCGGGATTGCGGCGGTCTGAGTGCAGGGGAAGGCTACTTCTTCTTGCGGCCCCCGGCAATGGCCTGCTGCAACAGTTCGGGGTGTTCACGCATCATCTTGGCCTTCTGGCGCTGCTCGAGGCGCTGCGCGTGGATGATATTGTCGCGGTTCGGCGGGTTGAGCATCCGCACAAACATCTCGTTGTTGATCGCCCCGGCCTTCTTCATCAGCATCGCGATCTCCTTCGACTCGTCCCCGAACAGCGGCGAGTGGCTGTGGCCTTCGATGCGCATGTGGATGTCGGACGCGATCTGCACCGGGTAGAACGGATCGGCCCGGCCCTTCTCGTCGGGCTCCGGGATGATCGCGTTGTTGTCGTTTTTCATTTTCAGCTTGATGCCGATGTCGCCGATGCGGACCAGCGCGGGCTCAAGCTTCAGCGCCGTGCGCTTGATGCGTCCGCCGCCTGTTTTACGCAGTTCCTGAGCATGTTGCCGAGAACGCACCCCCTGCTCGCCCCGTCCGGACAGCACCTCTGTAAGTCCGCTAGCCTCGAGGAAAAGGTTGTTGATGGAGTTGAAATCCGCGAATAGATCAGGAGGCATCTCGGGGTGCAATTCCTCAACCTTGGCCTGCGGCATTTGGTCGAACAGGTAGGTGTCGGCTCCACCGAACGCCTCCATTTTCTCGTCGGTCAGCCCGAGGAAGCCGGACCCGACCTTGGGCGGGTACGCTTGGCGCTCCAGGATGTCGGCGATCTGCTCCAGCCGCTCGTTCATCCAGTCCTGCAGCGGGCATAGCGCGTCGATGTGGGCGATCCCCCAGAAATAGTTGTACTTCGTGTAGGGCCGGATCGGCGTGAACGGGTGGTCGCGCGGCAGGAAGATGTTGCTTGGCGTCTGGTAGTAGCCGCGCGTCAGGTCGCGGCCCTTGAACTCGCTCGCGGCCTTGAGGGCTTCGACGGTTTTCTTCGAATCGCTGATCAGGATGTCGGGCTCGCACATGACGAACATCCGATAGTCCTCGCACTCGTCGTCCCACGCCCACAGCTCGTTGAACCTCACCATCGGGGTGTCAACCTTGGGCTGGTAGTCGGCCTGCGGCGTGTAGGTGGGATTGACCGACCCGATAACGTTGCCGGAGAGGTTGGTGCCGCCGGTGGCGGAGATGATCATTCGGCTAAGGAGTTCAGGAAACGGTGATACGAAGGGTCGATTTTCCACGGAAATTCTTGGTAAATCCGACCCTCGACCAGCCCGGATGAGGCGCTGTGCGGCTTCTGACCATTCGAGGAAATAAGTGTGACAGAAGGCCGACTGGCTGTTGAGGTCAGTAACGTCCTCACGAAAGACGCCAAAATTCTGTGGTGGAATAAGTTCGGCAAACTGCGCCTCCCGGGTGTCGTTCCACCCCTGCTTGACGATCATGGTGTCGTAGACGAGCGCCCACGGGATCGACTCCGCGACGAGGTCGCTCAGTCCGTCGTCCTGGAAATCATCGTTCCACTCGTCCTGCAAGGCGATGGCTTGCTTGACCACGGCATCGTCTGCGTTGCGATCTGCTGCGATATTGTAAAAGGCGTGGTCGGGCGCGTAGAGAAAGGCCGCAACGAGGTCGATATGGCTTTCCAATCGATTGTATCGTACCTGATCTCTGGCGTCGGTCCCGAACAGGAAGTAACGCTCGCGCCGCTGGTAGAGTTGCGCTCGGTCATCCCGCGTGGCGAGGCAGGTGTCGATGATCCATTTGACACGTTTCTCAATTCCCTCTTGGTCGGTCGGGAAGATCATATGATCTCCACTGGGAGGCCGAACAACGTCTCGATCGTCATGCGCTCAATGTGGCAGCAGAACGACGGCGACCATGACGATTGACGCAATTCATCGCAAATGGAGTCATGTGCGGGCCGCGACAGGACGATCTTTTCGACCGGTTGGCCCGCGGCCTCCTGGTCGCGGATGAAGCGGCGGATTTCGTTGAGTTCTGTCATGGGCGGCTCCCGTGACGGCCCGCAATCTCGGTGAACGCCTGCGGCCCCGGCACCGTGCGCGACGCTGGCAGGGTGCGATTGAGCGTCACCTTGCCGGTCACGGCGTTGCCGCGCGATTCCGTCTCCTGGCACGTCGCGCCGGCGCTCGACACCGGGGCCGAAAACCCGGGTGCGAAGTGCCGCACCGGCATGTCGGGGCGCGGCTGCTGATATTTCGGCATCGCGCGGCCGAGCCGCGAGTGCGACGCGCTGTTGATGTTCTCCATCCCATAGTCGTACGCGAGAGATTTCAACGTCGCGTCAGCCGAGGGGGCCACTTTGGCGACATGGCCGCCGCCGGGCACCCAGGCGACACGCACGCAGCCGCAAAATTCACAAGGCGGATTACCCTTCTCGAAGGAATGAAAAGTTTTCCCACATCCGCGATTCATACAGCGCCACGTGCGGCTTATCATTGATCTTCCTTGCTCCGATCGCAGGCCAGTGAACTGGCCCCACACAATTGTTGCAAGCGTACCAGTCCTTGCCGCCCATCTCAACCAGCGTCCACTTGTCGCCCTGGCAGGTGCGGCACCTCGCCCAAGTGGCATGGTCGTTCGCGCGGGTGATGCGGTCCTGCGGCGGCGGGCGCACTTTCGGCTTCGTCACATGCTCGATCGTCCAGTGCGGCCCCTCGCTCATCTGCCGGCCACGCGCGTCCTTCAGGTGCCCGAAGTTCCTGATAAACCGCACGTCGCCATTCTCGATCATCTCGATCGCCCGCGACAGCCGCGACAGGAACGCCGGCCCGTAGTCGCATCCGTAGAACAGAAACATGCGCAGTTGCCGCCGATCGCACTGCGACAGCGCCGAGATGTTCGCGATCGTGCGGCCCTGCTTGCCGTTGCGGTGCGCCGGGTCGAAGATGTAGCGGCGCATGTGCCGCATGATGTCGGTCTTGTTCATCGCGAGCTCGGTCGCCCGCCAGTCGGCAGAGTGATGTTTTGGCGCTTCAAAAAGTTTAGAACCAACTGATCGATCGGCGCATCGCCGCCAGCGGTCTCGATCGCGTGCGCGCGCTCGCGCGTCATGTTGCGGCCCTTCAGGATCGGGATCATCCAGCGCCGCCACGCCTCGTGGGCCAAAGCCGCCGCCATCACACGGTCGTCCTTGTGCGCGCCCTCCGCAGCGATGTGGCCCTCGTCACTCACCATCCGCCGCATCTCGTCGAGCATCGGCACCGAGCGCACGATCAGGCGGCGCAATTCGAACGAGTCCTTCAGCTTCGCCATCAGCTCGCGCTTGCGCGCGTCGCTCATCACGAAGTGATAGGCAAAATCCCCCTGCCCCACGGTGTCGGGCTTCGAATAGTAGAAGTGTCTCATGTTCCGGAACACGTTGCGCAGGTGCGCGTCCTCATCCGTGACCTTCATCTCGCGGCACCGCTGCTGCAGGCTCATCAGCTCCTGCCATACAGCAGTTCCGGCCCCATTGATCTCGATGATCACCCGGCAGTCCACCGGTCCGTAGAAACCAGCGAGGTGAGCCAGAACCCATGCACATTGATAGGTACTCACCTGTGGCGTACAATACTCGGCCACCTGGACAATACACTCGGCGAACGCCCGCCACACGCTGATCACCGTCCGGTCCGCCTTCTCCGACGACCCCCAGGCAGGATCGCAGCCAATGACGTAATAGCCAAACGCCGATGCGTGCTCCCAGATACGCAATTCCGCTCTCGTGTCCTTGAAGCCCTGGACCTGGGTGTCCTCCCATCGTGTCGTGAGCTTGTAGCGGTAGCCCTGGAACGGAATACGCCGTGATTCGCGGATAGCAGCTGTCAGAGTCTCCGCTGTAAAATATTTCGATCCCGTGGCCTGAAAGGCGTCCTCGTCCGTCCATGGAAACTCCTGGTCCATCAACTGCTGGTCGTCGTCGAACTCCTCGCGCCGCTTCCACCGATACCAAGCGATCTGCTGCAACGAGATCGTGAAATCATACTGGTCCTTGACGGCGCGCACCCGTTTCCGTTCCAGCGGCGTCAACGACGAGTCCGGCATGAACTGGTAGTAGAACGGATGGTTGGTCGCGAAGCTGTACCGCTCGTCGCGCCACCACCCCACGAAGATCGCCTTTACGACTTCACTGTCTTTCGCCGCCTCGTAGGTGTCCGAGAAGTGGTTGAAGCCGTTCGCGGTCGATTCGTAGATTTGGAGGCGGTGAGCGTACATGGACGAGGTACTAGACTTAAACGCACGTATGTCGTCCTCGTTGCCGTAGAAGGCAACTTCAGTAGCGTGAACGTAGTTAGATGCCCCAGAGCGTCCAAGGCCGCCTTTTCTATTTTCTGAGGTACCGGCGATAAGATAGCGAAAACGAGAGCCGTTAGCGAAGCTAAGGATATTTCGGTTATGTCGGAGTTTTCGGGGCTTGAACTTGAGGGAAACTCCGTCGATCGTGACCTTGCTCGGGATTTCGTCGTAGAAGACCTCGATCGCCGAACGCCAGTCATCGCGCGCCTCCTCCTTGTGGAGTATGAAGGTGCCCAGCAGGCCCTTGTATTCGAACGCCCAAAACATATCCAACGCGATGCACAGCGTCGTCATGCCGATCTGCCGGCTCTTCAGGATCACGAACGTCGAAATCCCGCGATTCAACGCCTCCTCGATCTCGTCCAGCGTGTACCGCTGGCCGCCGAGCAGCCGGAACGGCACCAGACCCATATCCTTCGACTGCACCTTCAGCTTCGACAGAAAGGTGAGGAACCGCTCCTTCGGGAACGGCGCCGCCTTGCCGTCCAGCGGCATCCGAAACTGAAGGTCGTCCGTCATTCCAACGCTTGCCGCGCACGATGATACGCGCGGTCCATCACCCACTTGAGATCGGGCGGCTTGTTCTCTGGATGAAGATTGCGCGTGATGCTCTCCAGTGCCGCTTGCTGCTTCTCGAGCGTGTCGGCGGCCTCGCGAAGCAAGGGCGCGGCATCCCAAGTCTCAAAAAATGTGCCGGTTTCCGCGAGGCAGCGCAACCGCTTCACCAAATCGCCCGATTCCGTCATCTCTCACTACCTCATCGGGTGATCCGCGCCCCAACCCGCACAGTGGGCAAGCTCGTGGTCCCGCACGTCGTTGCGGTTGATCCGCACGATCTCGCACCGGTCCGGCCACCACAGCGAGCAGCCGAGAAACACATGGCCGACCGCCGGCAACGAGAAATGATACTTGATCGCGCGCTCCCAGCAGATGCGCGCAACGTCGTCCGCCGGCATGATCCGGTCCTCAATCCGGCGAAACTGCTTCACATCCCGGTAGATCGCGGGCGGCGTCATCACAGGCGGCGCAATGTCAATCGGCATCGG